GCCTGCTGATTGGTGAACGTGGCCAGATCGACTCCCGTGTAGAGCGACTCAATCCCGTTGCCCGGCTGGGTGTAGTCAAAATCAGAACACGTCTCGCCGGAATTGATCGTGCGCGAGGCCGTGTAAACCAGCGTCGCCGTGTTCACGCCAGAGGCATAGCTGAACGTCACGGCACCACCTGAGAAGGCCGCGGTGAAGCCACCATTGCCGCCAGCACCGATCCGAACCGGCTTGGACAGCACAATCGACAGCGACGTGCCGGCCGTCGGGACGCTGGCAGAGACGAGCGTTGGCGCGACGGTATCCGCGTAGTTGATCGAGGCGCCGAAGGTGAGTCTGGGGAGGAGTGCCATGGGTCAGCGAAGTAGAATGTAGAGGGCGAGGATCAGCACCCAGGCCAGGAGCATTTGTTCGCGGTCACTGCCGGTCAGGCCCCGCCCACCTTCATCGGGCTCAAGCGAGGTGGAGCAGTGCCTTGGATCGAACCAGAACAGGCGGTCGATGACCTTGGCCGCCCACGGATGCTTCTTACCGCACCGACTCGACAGCGACTCATCAGGGTCACCGCCGAGGATGGCGTTGAGCGTCTGCGTCAGGCAGAGGAGGAGGTTAAAGAGGTAGCGTTTCACAGCATCCTTGGATACGGAGGGCAGGCGAGGAACATGGCATCAACATCCTCGACCGTGAGGCCGAATGACGGAGCAAGCTGGTTCAGCATCGGGTGCGAGCGCTCGAAATAGTTGGCGAACTCCCAATCTGCGATTGCGAGCCACTTGGCTGCGCCTTCTTCGAGGCTGTTCAGGTATCCGAGAATCAACGCAGGGTTGATCCCACGCAGCACGAGCTGGCGCCGTAGGTCGGCGTTGCTGATTGCCCACGGGACGGTGGGAGCAGGCGGTGGAGGAATCTCCACCAGCACCGGCTCACACACGCCGTTCACGATCTGCCAGCCGTTGCGGTAGTAGCCCTCCGGCACGACATCGTTGACCGGCAGCACGCCGAACGCTGCGTAGTCGGTTGAGCCACCCGGCAGGTCTTCATTGACCACGCGGTGGAAGCTACCGTCAGGTTTGAGGAGAGCGTACATGGTTAGTGCGTGATGGTAATGCCCCACTTTGCGCCGAGGTAGTCTTCAACCGCCTCGCAGTCTGCGTCCGAAAGAACGGAGTCGTAGGCAATAATTTCTGCTATATCTCCGGTGAAATACTGGCCGCCTACGTTGGTTCCAATGGTTGTTGCCGTCTTCGGATCGCCAGACGATGAAGCGTAAGAGCCGTCCGCCGCTCCATTCGTTCGGAATGTTCGCGACGTATCCGACCTATGGGACAGCACGTATGCAACGTTGTTAGATAATGTGGTCCCGGAGTTGCAATTAGTGCTCGTATATGTTCCCCACTGGGCACTGTTAATGACCGAGAAAATGCGGGCCGACGTGGTTCCGCTAATGCCATCCGTTACAACCAATGCCGTGTATGCGCCGCCAGTGGAGGTTGGCTTTGCGACAACAAAAAGCGTCTTGTTTGTGCCGATTGCTGGCACGTCAAAGCCTCCAGCACCCCCAAGCCTGATAATCGGAAGGCTGTTAATTTCGCCCGTCTGAAATGTCCCGCCTGCCGAATACGGAACCGCGTCTTTGCTGTTGCCGCTAGCGTCAACCCAAGTCGAGATGCTCTGCCCGTCCGTCGCCTGAGTGGTGCCGGTGTTGTAAACGTCGCCATCAGCCGCAAGCCAGAGCACGCACCCCGGAATCGACAACGGGTTGAACCCGCCTGCCGGCTGGCACGCCGCCAAAAACGCAGGATCTGAGAGGTCAAAGATCACGTTTGCACCCCCCACGCGCAACGCACGCCAGACTCGGAGCCCGAAGTGCACTCAAGCGAAAACACTGCATTCTTGTTCGCCGCCAGCTCAGTCGGCTTGGCTCCGACAAATACCCAGCCAGACGGAAAGGCCAGGGTGCGCGAGACCGTATCGCCTGCGACGAATACCTTGGTGCGGTACTTGTCGGCGTATCCGCTGCCGGTGAAAGTGATGTTGCCGGTCAGTGCGAGCGACCGGCGCTGTGGGGCCTCAGTGAATGCGAGGTCCAGCGTGGAGGCGAACGTCAGCGCGGAGAGCGCCGGTACCAAATGCTTGCTCGCCAGCGTGATCGCCCCGGTGCTCGCAAGGGTCGCGTCGCCGCTCGCCGCAACCGGCGCGTAGGCCGTACCGCCTGCATTGCCCACGAGGATCTGGCCGGCGCTGGGCGCCGTGTTGGGGACGATGGACGCGACGGTCGGTGTGATGTGCTCCAACGTCACCACATCTCCGGCAATCGATGCCACCCGCAGGCCCTGACCCACTGTCGGGATGACGCCGGGGATAACGAGCCGATATGGATTCGTGATCGTCGCAGGAACCGTGATCGAGATGGACTTGGGGTCGGTCGCATGCGCGTCCGCAAGGGTGACAGAGCCCTGCACGCCATCGCCCAGTACATTGACATTGCCGTTGTCATCGATCTCGGCACCCGACGCCTGCACGCCCTTGCCGGTCCCATCCGACCGGATGATCCGGTTGTCGGCGCCAAAAGAGGAGGCCGCCGTGACGTCGCCGGAGCCACCGCCACCGCCCGTCGCCGCAATCGTGATCTGCCTTGATGCACCCGTGCCGCTGGGGGTCAGCGTGACATTCGTGCCGGCCACGAGTTCGGCTTCAACCTGGGCGCGGGTCGCAGAATTGAAGTCCGAGATGTCGGTGGAGGCGATTGCCGAAAGGGTCAGCGGAGCCCCGATGTCAACGTACGCATCCGTCGAACTGACCGCCCGCAGAACAGGGACGAGATAGCTGCTCGTGGCCGTCGGCGCCGTCAGCGTGAGGAGCCCGGCCGTAGCGTCAGACAGATAGTAAATCCCCGCCGTGAGGCCCGACAGCGTGATCCGCCCGGCCAGTACCGGCACAAAGGTGTCGGTCGTGACCGACTCAACCACCGCGATGGCCGTTGCGTTGGCAACTGAGGTCGCGATCGCCTTGCTCCAGGTCGTTCCGGACAACTTGAGCACGTCGCCCGCAACGAAGCCATGGGAGGAGACGGTAATCGTGCCCATGCGCACCGATTGCTGAAGCAGGCCCGTCGAAATGCGAACGTTGCCGCCGGCCTGCGTGCCAGCCAGTTCGGCCCCGGTGGTCGTGGTTGCTGCCGTCAGTGCTGAAATTTTGGAATCGGCCATGGCTATTCGAGCAGAAACTTGTCACCGGACTCGAGGAGCAGGAACGAACCGTCCTCCGTCAGCATCCGAGAGCCGGTGAACAGTTGACCCGTCGCGGAGAAGGTAGCGCTGGCCGCCATCGCTGCCACGCCACGGAGCCGCAGGCGCCCGGTTGAGGCCAGGGTAGCGGCCGAAGAAAAGGCCGGGCTTGTGCGCAATCGCAGGCGGGCCGTGGCTGCGGCCGTGGCAGCAGCGATGAAGGCGACCGAGGCCCGCGTTGCCAGGAGGCCGGTTGCACTGATCGCCGCCTGAACGCTGAAGGCCACGGCACCACGCAGGCGCTGGCGGGCAGTGGTCGAGAGCGTGGCGCGGGCGGTGAACCGGGCGCCGATGGCCAGCGCATCGACCAGGCGCGCGCGTACGCGGGTGGCGACCAATCGGGCGCGCACCTGCCACGAGACGAGTCTGGAAGAGCGACGCTTCACGCGAGGGTGAACGAGAGCTGGCCGGCCGCGATTTCGAACACGTTCGGAGCGGCGACAGAGATCGAAGAGGTCAGGGCCTTCAGGGCGGTAAGGGCGTTGCCGCCCGTCGACGCATCGAAGATCGCCGCATGCGTGACCGTGCCCCAGCTGGCGGTGGCGGCGTCAAACGTGACGGCAGCGGAATTGGTGAACACGCCGTTCGAAGGAGCCCCGAAGGTGATCGCCTTGCGCACGTAGGCCGTGCCGCTGGTCGAGACTTCGGTGCCGGTGCCCGCCTCGGCATCCGAGACGGCGGTGAAGAGCGCCAGGTAGACGGTGGTCGGAGAGGCCAGCGCGGTGTTGCGCAAGAGGTGGTTGCCCACTGCGTTCTCGGCGTAATTGGAGAAGTCGGACATAGGGTCTAGGGATTAAGGTCTTGGGCGATGACAACGGTGTCGTACCCGCTGGATGGGTAGGTCGCTAAAAGTCCGGTGCCGGTGTTCGTCACTTCCCACTCGCAGCGGAGCCGGGCCACGGCCGACACGTCATCGGCGGCGAACGAGTAGCGCACCCGGCCATCCGTGGCAGCGCCCACGATCTGGGCCACGCCACTGCGTACGGTCCCGGTGCTGATGTTCTTCATCAGGAAGAGCACCGTGCAGCCGGTCAGATCCGCCGCGATGCCGCTGTCCGGGTCCTCCAAAATGGCCTCGATCGGGCGACTGCGGTCGCCTCGTTTGAGCTCAAAAATGTTCATCATGCGAGGCCCTCCACCGTTACCTTGGCGTTGAAGTCGCCCATGGTGATGATGCCACCACCCTTGGCCGCGAACTTGTCGAACCCGCCTGGCGAAAATTCAAAGAGCCCGCGGCCAATCGCCGCGGCGATCACCTGAGCCTGCAAAAGAGTGCCGGACGGCGAATGGGAGACTTGCGGCAGTTCAAGGATCGCAACCGGGATCCGAACGTCGAGGAGCACCCGGCCGCCGCGGATCGAATTGGACCCGCGAAACTCGATGTCATCGATAACGATGCAGACGCCGCGCGCCTCAAGGGCGGCCGTCACTTCCTTCTCCTGATCGGTGCCATCATCAATCAAGATCGGTGCAAAGGCTGCCAGAAGCGGAGATCTGAGCAGCTCGTCACGGAAATCAGATTGGACGTTCTCGATGGTCATGCCGCCCTCACTTTCCCAAAAACTCGCTGGGCCCGACGCTCGAGGCGGAGCCGCATGTCATCGCGATAAAGCCGGGCCCCTTCGCCGATCGCCTTCGGTACGATGCCGAATCGCTCAACGATCCGACCCGTGCCAGGCAGGCGCCCGTTGATGATGATCTTCTCGAGGTTCCCGTCGTTGTCGTCCTCCATGATGACCTCGCCGGCCAGCACGTTGTTCTTGGTCAGCAGCGTGTGCCGACCTGGCCCCGACTTCATTTTCTTGTAGGTCAGGAATTGCGCGGCGAGATATCCGCCCGCGGCTGCGGCTTCGCGGATATTGACAGCCCGCACGTTCGCCAGGGCCCCCAGGTTGAGCTGCACCGCATCGGGCGGCAAAGAAGTGTCGGCGATCTGCTGACGGAATTTCGCCTGGCGGCCCGCAAAGGTGCTGTAGTTCTTGTCAGCCGTGAGCAGAAACTTCCGATACTTCGCAATGTCACGCAGCCTGGCTGCCGACAATTGACGCCGATCCGTGAGCAAGGACCCGCGCTGCCGGAAGTTCTTTCGGCCGGCCAGCACGCGGCGCCCTTGGCGTCCGATCACGATAGGCTGGGCAACCAGCGTGCCCTTGCCGGTGCGAACCATGCGGAAGTATCCAGACTTCGCGCCTCCGAGTGTCCGCAGGGCAGAGGAATAACCGGCCAGATAGGACCGCGAAAGCGAGTTGATCTTCCAGCCCCGGGTGCGGGCAGCGTCCTCGATCGAGCCCTCAACGGGGCGGGGCGGCTGTTTACGCAGTTCCCGGTGCAAAGCCAGCGTCACGAGGCGGCCGCCCTTGGCCAGCGACTCGCCAGCATCATCCCTGATCTCGCGACGATAAATCGCCATCGCTTCTTTGATCAGGAGGAAATCCCTCGCGTCGACGGTGATCATGCGAGGGGGTACGCCGGCAACTCAAAGCGGAAGAGCCCGGACGTGGGATCAGGGGGCCGCACCTCGCCCACCCGAACGAGCCGGCCGGACTCTTCCGCAAGCAGTTGGGCGCCGCGCTCAAAGTCGGGCGCAGTCGACTTGATCGCTTCGTAGAATCGGGACGAAGAGGGGATACTTTCAACGCGCCCTTCAGCCACCGAAAAATTGGAAACCGGCCATGCCTTGAACCGCACTGAGCCCACGGAGAAGCACTCACCCGCGAAGCTTTCCAGCTCCGAGGCGGCGTCATTGAGGGCGTTCTGCAGATCAGAAGGCATGGCCGGGTTGGGTTAGAACTTCAGCGAAACCGTGTAGGACTTCGCCGTGTTGTCGCCGCCGCTGCCAGCGACCGCGCACGCAACATTCAGGTACTCGCGGACGGAGGGCGGGAGCGAGACCGTGCGGGTAGCCGCGGCAGCACCGGTACCGCCGGTACCGGTAAGGACCAACGTTGCGAGTTCAGGGATGGCGGTGAAGGACGAGTCGTCCGCGGAATCCTGAAACGTGAATGTGGCAGTCTTGGTGTCGGCCAGCGAGGGAAGGGCGGGCACGGAAAGCTCAACCTGCAGCTCTTCGGGTACGCCCTTTCCGAGCGTGATAGTTGCTGATACATTCGACGCGCCCGCAGCGGGGAGCGCCTTGGTGACAATCAGTTCAGCGTCTTTAAGAATTCGATTCATGGTTATGGCCTCCAGTTAGATGGCTTCGGCGTTAGAGATCGCCGACGACTGGACGATCGGGATCCCGTTCCAGTCATTCGGCAGCGGGGGCAAGGTCCCGCGATCGTTGCTGCCAGTGTTCGTGCGGCTCGCCCGAAGCTGTTCGCGGGACCGCGGAGTCATGAAGATATGGGTCGGTTCAGCTCCGAGGTTCGTGGTGAACTTTTCGTAAGCCTGGAACAGCATGGCATCCGTCAGCGTTTTGTTTGTCGCCGTACCAATGTTCTTGATTCGGACAACGCTGTGCTTGTTGGCCAGGCGCGCACCAACAGCGAAGTTGATCCAGTTCGTGAGCGCCTGATACGGATTCGCATCAGCGTCATAAACCGTCTCTTCTTTCCACTCACTGCCGATGTTCAGCGTGGTGCCGTTACCGGTCAGGAACTGGAGTGTTTCTCTCGCAATCCGAACCATGTAAACCGACGACTTCGCGGAAGACCCCGTGGCGTCAACCTCGTGATCCGCATCTGCGAGCATCTGTGCGATAACTCCAGGGAAGCCCTTCGCGTCATTCGTCGTGCCGTACCAGAACTGCTTTCCGACGTGACGGAATGCGGCCTCGATGGCGCCCGACATGTGATTGGTGGCAACGCGGCCCGGATCGAGTTGCTTGCGGGCAAGCGCTGCGTCGATCGCTACTTGGTGCGAAAGGTCCGCGCACTGGAAAATGCGCGTTTCGTATTTCGATTTCGAGCGAGCAGAACCTTCGTTCACTCGCCGAAATGCGACCGTCGGTAGGTCGGTTCGGACCGTCAGCGTCATCTCGGTGCCGGTCAATACGTCGGCAGGAATGATGCGGAGCTCGGGAGCGAGGAGAACATTCTCCTCGATAATATCGAAGCCAACACCGTCGTTGAGCTTCTTGATGTCCAGCAAGGTTGGTAGCATGTTCGTGGTCTCCGGTTACTTTTTGAAAAGGGCGCTGATTTGATCGCCCCACACCTTTGCAGTCGGTGACTCGACGACTGCTTTGGAGCCGTCCTTGTTTTTGAGTTCGCTGTTTCCGCTGATGACGACAGGCGCCACGCCCTTGCTGGCGGCCTTCACCTCGATGCCGTCGAGCATCGCCTTTGTGCCGGCCTCGTCGCGGATGTAGGCCTCGACCCACTTCGCGCGAACGGTCGCGTCGTCCTTGATCTTGCCGGCCTTTGCAGCGGCCTCAACGGCAGCCTCGGCGCTGGCCTTGGTGTTGGCGGCGAGCTTCGTGTTGGCCTCGGCGAGCGATTTCTCGGCCGCGTCCGCGCGAGCATTCGCGTCCTTCAGTGCATCCGCCTGGGCGGAGTAAGCGGCAGCAAATTGCGCCACCGCGGTGTCCTCAGAAACGTCAGCGGAGGCAACAAGTTTGCTCTCCGCCAACGCCTTCAATAGGTTCTTCATGATTACCTTTTCGGGTTGGTTTTGGTTGGCGGAGGTCAGCCCTCCGGAAATGTTGGCCGGCACCCGGCCGAATCGCGTCAGATCGAATGAGGCGGCGATCTTCACCGACTCCGTAACTTCATCGACGAGTCCCCAGTCCTTGGCTTCCTTCGCCGTGAACCAGGTCGTTGCGTCCATGGCGGCAATGATGTCCTCATCCTTTTTGCCGGTCTTGGTCGCGTAGGCGTTGACCAGCGTGCCACGCAGCTTGTCGAGAAGATCGGCCATTTTCCGCATCTCCTCCGACTCGCCCCACGCTATGGCCACCGGGTTGTGGATCATGATTGTGGCGTTCTCGGCCGCGATCGTCTTCCTGCCGGCGAGCATGATCACTGAGGCCATGGACCCGGCCAGGCCGATCACCTTGGCAACCACCTTCTGTTTGCGCTCGGCAATCAAATTGTAGATCGCGAAGCCATCGAAGACGGAACCACCAGGGGAGTTGATCCGAAGAACGATCTCGCGGTCCATCGGCACCGCCTTGAGGGCGGTGGCGAAGTCTTTGGGCGTCACGCCCCACAGCCCGATCTCGTCGAAGATGTCGATCTCAGCGGCGGCCTCGCTCGCTTTGTCAGTGATGGTAAACCAAGTCTTCATGCGGCGGTTCGGTTTTGCACCGGGGCGGCCGGGGCGAATGGAGACGGCGTGTTCTGCGAAGCGTAGAGCCGCAGAGCGATGGAGCCTGGCGGCAGCCCGAATTCCTTTTCGATGTCCTGAACTGCCCGGAGCTCAGTCGCCAGCTGGCGGATATGCGTGCGCCAGGAGGTGCCGTACTGGCCGCACATCTCTCGCAGGGTCATGTTGCCGGAACGAACGTCCTCCCGGTCAGCACTGGCCTGGCGTCCGGCGTCAACCGTTGCCGCGCGTGGGAACTGGCAATCGGTTTTCCGCCAGTCCGGCGGTGCGTCGGCCAGTGCGCCGTCGTTGATCTCGGACTCGATGACGTATTCCCAGATCTGCTGCCAGTTCTGGGCGAACGCCCACTGGTGCATCTCCACCACGCGCTGCATGATGGCAAGATCGCGGCGCGTATCGGCACCGCCGACCTTAAGCTGGCGGACCAGCGAGGGCGGCAGATTGAACGACAGGCAGACCAGCTCAGCCAGGAAGTCGACAAACCCAGCCCACGCTGCAGACGGACGGCCAGGGATGTAGGGCGTGTGCTCGTCGCCGTGGCGCAGCACGACGGCCTCGGGCCCGAACACCTCTTTGTAAAACTTGGTGACCTCTTCCGTGCTGGTCTCAGACGACTTCTCCTCGCCGACCAGACCCTCGCCCTCCACCTCGCCCGATGCTGTCTTGATGATGTCCGTCTTGGTGGCGCCGTCCTTCACGGCGGCCTTCTCCAGGCCGAGGATGTCGTGGAGATCGATCGCGGTGGTTAGGGCGGCGGCGGCCAGCGGGGCTCCGCGCTGCTGGCCGGCCCGCTCGATATTGGCGAAGAGCACGGCGCTGTCAGCCGGGATACGGCGCTCGCGCTTCACGCCAGAGCCGATGTCCTCCTGCACGAGGAATTCGATCGGCCTGCCGTTCTTGTCGCAGACCACGCCGTCGTCATTCTTATTGTTCGAGTACAGCGCGAACTGGTCCCCGACCTGATCGCCTTCGATCAGCTGAATCCGGGGGCGGCCACTGTCGCCGAACGTCTTGATGACGAGTTGGTCGCCGTCGATCAACTGGCCGCGAAAGATGATCTCTTGCAGCTTCCATGCGTGCTGGCGGGAGCTGAGGTCGGCGTACTTTGCCCACTGGGAAAACACGGCGTCAGCCTTGGCATTCCATGCAACGTCGGACGAATCGGCCTCGATGCGGACTCCTGTGCCGATCGTGTACGTGACAAGCCGCTCGACCACGGCCTTGACCATGGGATTGTTCTTCCAGAGCGCCCGGGAGTTCCGAAGCAGCTCGCGCCGCGTCGCCCGGGACAGATCCTTCTTTGCGTTCTGGATGACGCCCGGCAGCATCGACCGCATTCGGTTGCCGTTCGCCCCTTCGTAGTGGGCGCGGATCGCCATGGGGCGGGCGAACTGATCGAGGATTGGCGGGGCGGCTCTCAATGGGGACGCCCCGTGTAGGAATTACCGAACGAGCTGACGCCCCATTGTTTCGCGCGAAGCGCTGCGGTAAGCTGTGAATCCGTCAGCGTCGGAGTTGCCGCGATGAGTACGTCAACGTAATCAAGGATCCGCGACACTGCGTCGACGATGTCGTCATCCGTCATCGTACCTGACGAGCGCAGTGCGTACTGGGCGGATGTTCCGCCACTTCCGCCGCTCACGAGAACCTTACCCTTGTTGATTGCTGCGATCTTCTCCTGGGCAAGCGCCTTCAGGGCATCGTAAAAGGTCGTGCCGGCCTCTTCGGCTTTCCACTCAATGTCGCGCACCAGCGCGCGGATATACTTGCTTGAGGCTCGCACGCGTTCAGCGTGTGTGCCCCGATTTGAAATACCACTACGCCGATGTTGCGCCGTGTTGCGTGTTGTTGCGCGACATCGGTTTTGGGTTCTGAGCCAACCATCTGCGCGCCTCCGCCACGGTCGCCACGCCACCCGGCATCTGGAATCCGCGGCGCTTCATCGCGAGCACGTAGAAGCGGCTTCGCTTTAGTGCGGCCGCCAGCTCCTTGATCGTCAGAAGGTCATTCATGGGTAGCTGGTTGGTTGTTTTCCCCGGAACCTGTTTTCTGGGTTTCGTAAAGTTCGACACCGTTCGGCAGTAGGCCGGCATGCATCGCGCAGATTACCTGCTCCTTTGCACAATCGAGCCCGTGATTGTTACCGCTCGGACAAACCAGCATTGTCGTCATCTTGTAGGTCTTTGGGTTCATGACCGGCTTTTCGTATTCTGCCGCCATCTGGATCTTGAGCTCCTTGCCCATTTCCTCATCAGGCTCGACCTCAGGCTCCACCCAAAGGCCGCGACTGATCAGGCCCATGACACGCTTGTATGCTGTCGGAGACGAGAACCGGAAGAGCGGGCACTTTTTCTTTCCTTTGGCAGCCGTGCCCTCGCCGGGGTCCCCGTAGGCGAGTGGCGCCCATGGGCGTTGTACCCGCATCGCCGGGCGCTTGGTCTTGGGGTCGGCGGGAATGATATGCCAGAATGCGTGATCGTCAGTCCCCTTAAAAGCCTTCCAGCCGTAGCGGATGCACGCGGAGTAGACGCCGTGGTCGCTCTTTGCCATGTAGCCAGAATCGCAGACCGTGCAGTTGGGCGGAACGTTGAATCTTTCGCGAACGGCTTCGACCCCAGCCTCACCGTAGACGCGCCCATAGTAGAGCCGGCGAGACTCCCCAGTCCTTGCCCATGCTCGGACCATCACCCAGTAGACGTCCTCACGTTGGCGGTCAGCGGTGCAGAAACGCTTCACCTCCTCGGGCCACGCCTTTTCCTTCGGGTCGAGCGGCTGAGAATCAAACGTGGCGAACGAAAAATCACGATCGTGAATCGTCTGCTCTGACCGGAAAAGCGTACACCGCTTTTGGAAAAAATTAATGAGCGGTTCGAAATTGCCCACGTGCTTCGCCTCCTGCGCGGCTAGCCACTCGACCACAAGCTCAGCCCATGGATAATCTATGATGGCGTGCCATCGAAAGAGTACGCTTTTCGGCGGCCTGGGTGCGTCCTTGTCCCACGCTTCGCCAGTCTTTTCGTGGTAATACCAGCCCGTTTCATTCCATCGGGCTTTTGTCTTTAGAGTGTCCGGGTGCGCGTGGCCGCATCTCTTGCACACGAAGCGAGCCGTTTCCCCGCTCGCCTCCTTGTTATAGGTTCCATCTGTGTTTTTGATCGTATCAAAAACCATGCCGCGGAAGGTCCGGTCGGACATCGGGTGCGACCATTCAATTTCCATCGGCTCGCTGCAGCCTTCACACTTCGGCCTCCAGACGTACGGTGCCGCGGATTTGCATTCCTGATCCCACTCGCCATCATCTGGCCCGCCCTGGGAAATCATAATGCACTTGTTGGATGCATTTTTCACGAAATCCCCCATGCGGGCCTTCGCCTGCGAAACGACACCTGGCTCGTACATCCAGCACTCGTCGAGGACGACCCACTTGAATCCGCGCGACTGCAAGCCGCCAAGCGCCGGGCCTTGCAGCGTCAGCGGAAGGCCATTGGCAAAGAGAATGTTCGCCTTGCGGGTCTTGTGGTGGTCGGCGTGCAGCATCGGGCGAATCGCCGGCACGTTCATGAGGATCGGCCACTGGCGCTCCTCTGCGTGCTTCGGTGCAATCTTGTCGTCCTGAAAAATCCAGAGCACCGAAGCGTTGTCGTTCACGATTCCCCACGGCACCGCAGCATCAGCGATAAGTGTACCGCCTCCGCGGACTGGCTTCAGGATATTGATTTGGCGGATGCGCTCGTGACGAATCGCCTGAAGTGGCCCAATAAAGTGCCGAGAGTGATCAGTCCTGAACTTGCCATGGATTGTCAGCACTGGCGGCAGCTCGATGTTTTCACCGGCCCACTCCTCGATCGATCGCCGGTCAGCGGGAGTGAACGCGGTCTTCCATGCGTATCTCGGAGATATCCTCATTCTGGCAGTCGGCGCTCAAGCGACTGGATGCTAACAAAAATCTCGTCCCATATTTTTTTCAGAATGATGCGGCACTGCGCCTGGTCGCCGTGCGTTTCGGCAAAACGCGTGGAGTGCTCGGACTCCGACTTGATGCGCAGTGCATTGATGTCGCCGGCGATGGACTGGATTGCTTGCGCAACTGCCGCACGCTCGATGAGGCGACCCTCCTTCGCATCGTTCAACAGGCGGAGTTTTCGAATCTCCTCGAGAAGCTTCTGAGTCTTCGGGTCTTCGTCTCTATTCGAAATGACTTCCGGGTGAGTTGCGATCCATCGCAGCAACTCCGCAACGTGGACGCGG